CTACCTACACCCTGCAATGCGGGGCGCTCACGTTGGACACCAGGGGATGCCTCTCGCAGACCGGCACCGGCGGCAACGTGACCTGCACCTCGTACACGCAATCGGGAACGGGGAGCGTGCTGACGGGGAAGGTGGACGCGACGTTCACCTGCTCCGGGGATTTCATCCACACAGTCGGCAGCAATGCTGGAAATTTGAAATTAATAATGAGTGGAACTAATAATATATTATCAACAAGCGCCACATTTAATAC